CTGGAGTCTGATGGTTTTGATGTCGTGAGAGGCTGGGAAGTGTGGGCGAGGAATTTCCCTGCGGGCAAGAACAAGTTCCGCAATTTGTTCTTTACTATTGCAGAGGGCAATGAGAAGTTTCTACAGTATGAAGAGGAATGGCCTTACGACAGGATTGATAACTATCCGGTAGAGACCTTGACTTTTCAGACCGGTGTTAGGCAATGGTTTCACAAGCCGCCGTTGCTTATGGCTGGTGGGGACACTGTCCAGGCGTTGACTAATGAGATAATGGACTCGTTCCTTTATACTATAAGGAAGCAAAAGAATATATGGCTTGTCGATCCGGCAGCTGGAATAGACAGGGATATTCTCCAAGACATCCTGGATGCTCCAGATGGATCTATTGTGGAAGTTCCGGGCCTTGGCGAACAAGGCTCTAATGTGATTATGCCCCTTCCTTTCCTTTCGGTTCCATCGGACAAAGGCGGAATGCTGAACCTTCTTCAACAGATGTTTGATAGGAGTGCAGGGACGCCTCAGCCGGTTAGGATGCCAGCGACCGAGACGGCGACTGAAGCTTCTATCATTGAGAAGAAGAATACCTCCAGGGAGAATCGGCGCTCGGCGCTGCTCTCTGAGTTTCAGGTGCGTAAGGCAAGGAAGATGTTTCAATTAGATTCACAGTTTCGACCGGAGAAGTTGTTTCTCTTGGATAAGAATGCGAACCAGTTCATCAGTTTGAGTAAGGAACTCTCCGAGGGCGAGTACTTATTCACTATGGATGTTTCGAGTCAGTCCACAGCTTTGGCTGTTGAGAGAAGTCAGTGGATGGACTTGTTGAACCTGTTCGCAGGGCTTACACCTCTTCTAACTCAAACCTATGGCGTGCCTCCGAACATACCGGAGCTTGCGCGTAGATTGCTAGTTAGAGGGTTCAATGAGAAAGATGTTGAGGATATTCTTCCTATGCTTGAGAAGCAAGCTCAAACTATGCAGGCTCAAGCGGCGACGACTCAGGGTGAAGGAGGCACTTCGCAGTTCGCTAATCCAGAGGCCCAAGCACTTCAAGAGGCCCTTCAGAATGGAAGAGCGGCAAATGCGGGGGTAGGTCCTTTGGACGCTGATAGCTTTAATAGAGACCTGCCCAGTGAGGGTCAGCAGGCAGGGGAGACAGTGACGGTCTGATGCCTTTTAAGAGCCAGGACCAGAGGGCGTTGTTTCACGCGCGTTGTTTCACGCTGCTAAGAATGATCCGGAGTTGAGGAAGCGGCTAGGCTTGAAGCTGAGTGTTATTAAGAGGTTCTTGGAAGAGGATGAGGGCGGGAAGTTACCTAAGGTTTCGAGGAAAACGAAGAAAGTGCTAAGTGCGTAATGGCTTATAAACCTGGAAGAAAAGAGAGTGGCGTTGTAGTATCTGATGCCGCAGGTAGAGTTCTTGGTCCAGAGGATCCTGGGGTGAGAGCAGAGATGGAAGCTCAGAGAGACAGAGAGTTCGGCGTGGTGGAGCAGATAGGGTTGGCCGCTGATATGCTCCCGGGTGGGGCGATAGCTGCTGGGGGAGCTAAAGCTGCTGCAGCGGGTGGACGTAATATATTTAAGATGATTAATGACTCTATTACGGGGTTTAAGACTGGAGGAGCTAAAGCAGCTAAAGATGCAGTGCTCAAGTGGGCATCATCCACCGATTTGACTATACTAACTGATGCTATGAATTACCTCGATGGCTTAAGTGGTAAAGCGTTAGCTGAGATAGAACCTGTTAGAAAAGCTATTAATGAAGTTTATAATCAGTTTTCTGCGCCTAAAGGTGGTTTTTCTTTGGGGGCTAAGCCTGCAAGTAGTACTGATACAAGTACTGCTCTTGGGTATGTTCAGGACTTGCAAGCTAAAGCTAGTAAAGTCTTAGATATAAGTGATCCAATGAATTTACCCAGCGAAGATATACTTTCACGTGCTGGAAATTTTATGGGTAAAGGAACATATGCTGGGGCAGAAGTAATTAGTAAGTTAGTTGATTCTGTTTCTGTTGAGAGTATATCAAAAGCATTATCTGAGGTAACTGAGGTACTATCTAATTCTAAGTATTGGAAAGTTCTTAATAAGACAGATGTAGGAAGGAAGAGGTTAAATTTTCTTGGAAATATAAAAAATATGTTAAGTGGTGCTATGCAGAATATAGAGAGGGCTGGTAAAAAGGGTGTAAAGATTTCTGATAAAACTACAGATGTTATGGCGACCAAGGATCTTCCTGCAGCTACTAGGATGAGCAAGGATATGCCTCCGCTTTCTGGGAAGAGCAGGGTGTCGCAAGAGGGATTAGAGTATCTTGCTTGGAATGTTGATGACATTAGCTCAATGACAGATGATCAGGTAATGTACTGGATTGAGCTTGAACGCAAAATGAAACCTTTGGATGCTTCGACTGCTAGATATCAGAAAGAGAAGATAGGTCTGTTACTAAACGAGGCTAAGAAAAGAGGACTTCTTTAGAATGACTCAAGTTAGCGTCAGCTCCTCTACTAATATAGCCTTAGGCCAGAAGAAAGGTGCCTACTTACAGGATCTTGGACAAAGAGATCCTAATAAGTATAAGGCCTTGGAGATCCTTGTCAGGGATCTTACGGGGAAGAAAGACCCTGGGCAGGAGCCTATAAGACATGATTTCGTTGAGGGGCCTTCGGGAAGGAAGAAAAGAGACTATGTGCAGGATTTCTTCTTCAATTCTCCTGAAGGTATAGGAATGTCGCTCGATGATGCCGTTAGTATGGTGGGTATAGCGGCAGAGTTTTTGGGAATGAGTACTTCTCAGCGATATGGATATAAGGGTGCGTTGTGGCATGAGAAGTATACTGCGCCTGCTGTAGAGGCTGTTAAGGTCTTAGCCCCGATAGCAGCGAAGGGGTATATGGCTTATACGAGGCCAGGGATAGAGAACGTGCCGGAGAGAGCGGAACTTACGGAAACTGTGTTGGGATTTGGTCAGGGGCTTAAGAAGGATGTGCGGGAGCGGGGTGTTGGATCTTTGATAGATCCTTTGGAATTGGCTTTTCCTGTGGCCGCAAGAACGCACAAGATTTTGAGGAGGACTGGTCTTGACCCTGAAGAGGATCTTCTGCGTTCTTTCGATCCTGGCGGTGCTGAGCAGTTGAGTAGGCAGATAGAGGCGAGAGAGCGTAGGGGTAGAGAGCTTTTTGAGGAAGCCAAAAAGAGTGATGTTCCAATAGGTGAGGTGAGTAGGGAGCATGTAAGGAGTGGGTATTCTGAGGAAATTCAGGAGGCTGCAAGGCTAGAGAAAAGGATTGATGAGATTAATGCCGAAGGGCATAGGCTTACGGATGAAAGAGAGGCTTTGGCTAGAGCAATCCCTGGTAACGCTGAGAAAATAAACGCAGACCCAAGAATCAAAAAGCTTGATGATCGCCTAGCTGATTTAGATCAGGAATTTGATGAAATCTTTAACGATCCTTCTTGGATGCCTATAGGGACGAGACTAACGTTCTTAGAGAGGGAACTAGCTGATACAGAGGGTAAGATAAGGGACGCTGAGGATCTGCTGAGTAAACCTTTTGAACTGGGAGATAATCCAGATGATCTTATTTTACAAAAGCGGAACCTGATAGCTGAAGTAAGTGACCTTAAGGAATATAAGGAGAAGCTACAGACTCAAATAACGCAACTTCCTGAGCAGCAGAAGGAATATCGTGCGAGGATAGCTGAGTTGGATGGGATGGATGAGTGGACATTAGCTATCTTGGATAGGGCGATTTCTCAGGGATATATAATTCCAGCGTTTCATGGAAGTAAGGGAGATATAAGGCTATTTGACGAAGGGATGAGGTCTAAGGGTACTGGAGGTGGGGATACTAGAGATGCTTTCTTCTTTGCTGCCAGGTCTGAAGATGTAGTGCCTTATATGAAAAAGTGGGAGTTTGGACCTGGTGGGTTAGGTGTTTCTCCTGCGGCTGCTGGTAGAACAGACATTTCGCGTTTTCAGGACAAGCTTGGTATAGAGCATAGGGGCATGGCTAGGAGGATGGAGGAAATTAAAGAAGAGCAATTAGATAGGTTTAATTATGAGCATAATGTAGAGCTTCTACATTCGGCTAACAAGGATTTAATAGATCTTATAGACAGAAAAGCTCAATTATTACAGAAGCACGTTTCCTTCAACGTTACCATTCCCAAAGAAGTATTAGATGCTCTGGATGCTGAAGATGCTTTAGGCTTTGGGACATCTAGAGAAGCTGCCCGAGCGATCTTGTCTGATCCTGATTGGGAGTCTGCCTGGGAGGTGGAGCTCGATTCTAATAAGAAGATTCTAAAATATTGGGTTGATGATTGGAAGGAGATCAGAAAAGTCAAGGATTTCGGTGCTGGGCTGCATCTTCTGCGAGATGTATTTCGTAGTACTAATTTAAAAGGCCTTATACCCCAAATGAAAGAAGGAAGCTGGCTAAATAAGGATCGTGTTGTAGATGTAACGGGCGAAGCTATAGAGAAGGAATTAGATAACCTTGTTGCGCTGAAGGATCTATATGATTTCCCTGTTGATGAGATCATACCGGAGGAGCTACTGACTACTCTGCCTGGTGATTGGAAAGACACTGGGATATTTGATCAAGATATTATAGAGGAGATATTTAAAGGCTCGAATACAATAAGGAAAAGAGGGCAGAAATATAATTTAAACAGAGTGCTTGATAATTGGGCCATGCTCTCGCCTGAAGAGAAAGTGAACTTTTCTGATAATCTTGCTTCGACGTTTGAACTTAATGAGCAGATTCATAGTGCGGAGAGGCTGACAGACCTCGCATTAGAACCTGGGTTTGGTCCTATTAAGATAGATAGCGACCCCAGACTAGACAAAAAGCTGATAGAGGAATACCGGGAACTGAAAAGGGATGGGGATGTAATTGGGGAGGCTAGAAAGAATATGGATATATGGGGTGGGGCTAGTACTTACCAGGTGCGTTTAAAGATAGAGAATCCGTATATACTTGAAATGAATGGACAGGGTTACAACTCTAGCCTTTATGAGGAGGCAATAGATAAGGCTAAGAGTGGGGGGCATGACGGGGTTATTGTAAAAAATGTATCTGATGGAGCTGATGTAACAGATGTTTATATGGTATTCTATGCTGAACAGATAAGAGGCAAGAATGCTATGTTTGATCCTCTTGATGCTCCTCCACTACAAGCGGATATGCAAGTGCACGTTAAGCAGCTAGAAGAACTGGATGTGAAGGCACAAAAACATTTTCGCCTGATAGATAATAAGAAGGATATAATCGCTCGG